GTTACACCTAAGAACTTGTATAATGCTATTAGCGAATTTATTGCACAATCAGGATATAAAAATACAGACCAATTTATATCTAATCCAGAAATGATGCCACCTAAACAGCCACCAGAACCATCACTAGATGAAAAGGTTGCTGCACAAAAAGCACAAGTAGAATTACAAAAATTACAATTACAAGCTCAAGAACTAGAAATAGATACGCAACTAAAAGCACAAGAACTAAAACTTAAACAAGAAGAAGCTGCGATTGATCTAGCGATTAAGCAACAAGAATTGCAAATAAAAAAATCACAACTTGACCTTAATGAACAGGAACTAGCACTAGAAGCAGTACAAAATAGACCTGTAGGGATAGGACCAACATAATGGCTTACCCTAAGTTTAAACCTGATTACAAAGGAAAGAGCAGAGTTAAACTTATATCTAAAAAGATTAAGATGCTGAAAAAAGAAGGAAAGCCACAGAAACAAGCAGTTGCTATGGCACTCAATATGTACCCAAAACGCAAGAGGTTGCCACTAGCATGAACGATAAGGATATCAATACAGAATTAGAATTATTAAAAAAAGATGTACATCTGATTAAAACAAATCATTTAGCACATATTGCATCAGATATAGATGATTTAAAAGACGATATGAAAGATGTTAAAATTGAGGTGTTTAGATTTAAATACGTAGCTTATGGAGCTATTGTTGTTTTTGTCTTAATGAGTGATAAATTTACAGAGATATTGAGGTTATTATAATGCCAAAAGGACCAGGAACATACGGAAAAAAACGTGGTAGACCACCAATGAAAAAAAAGAAGAAGTGTTATGGCAAGTAAAGGACTATATCACAACATAAATAAACGTAAGAAAGCAGGTACTAGTAGACCTAAATCTAAATCTACTATAAGTGCTAAAGCTTATGCGAATATGAAAGCAGGATTTCCAAAATCAAAAAACAAAAAAAAGAAGAAGGCATAGAACGTAGTAAATATTACAGCGATAGATATGACCATTATATATCTTTAGGACATCCTAATGGTTTATCTGCTAAGTTAGCTCATGTTGATTTAGCAAAAGAATTTAAACAAAAGAATCCAACAATAGACAAACTTAAACAAATATGACAAGTGATGAATTACAAACACTATGTTTGAAACACCGACTTTCTGTCGAAGACGTATTCAGGAATACAGGGCATAAACCTAATGATATTCGTGGATGGTTATCAGGCAAAAAGAAGATTCCTTGGTACATTACCGAAGAATCTTTAACAAAAAAAAGCTAATACAGCGATCAACTACACCTGCGTAAGCAGATAGAATCCAGGAGAAAACAATGGACGACAAAAAAGAAGCTCAGATTAAAGCTGGGCAAGATGCAAAGTTATTACTTGAGAATCCTCAAATGATAGCAGCATTTAATACTGTACTTAATGGTGGATATCAACAATGGATATCTACAGATATTAAAGATACAGAAGGTAGAGAAGCACTTTATCACAAACAAAGAGCCATCTTAGAAGTTAAAAATACTCTAGTACAAACTATCGAGAACGGACAGATACTAGAAGAAGAACGCAAAGGAGGTAAGTGATGAGTGACGATAATATACCTATGAAGGAAAGTAACGTAGGAGGAATTCCTGTGACTGATGTTGAATCAGCACAGAAAGCACTTCTTGACTCGATGAGGGCTTCGAAAGAACAACCTGAAACAGTTGAAGAAGAAACAGAAACTCAGGAAGCAGTTTCTGAACAGGCAACGGATGTTGCCGAATCAGTTGAAAACGATGTGGTCGATACACAAGAATTGACTGCAGACGACTTAGTTGATGATGACCAACAAGAACAAGTCAGCGAACCTAAAGTATATACTGTCAAAATTGATGGCAAAGATGCGCAGGTTACCGAAGATGAGTTATTGTCAGGTTATAGTAGACAAGCTGATTACACTAGAAAAAGTCAAGTATTGGCAGAGCAACGCAAAAAGATGGAAGAAGAACTCTCAGCGACTCAACAAGAAAGACAGCGATATCAATCACAACTTGAGCAATTTAAGACACAAGCCGATTCCAAATTAGAGGAGTTCAAATCGGTAGACTGGACAAAACTCAAGGAAGAAGACCCTATGGAATATGCTCTCAAAAGAGACCAATATAGGGAAATTCAGGAAACAAAAAGGTTGGCAGACGAAGAACAACAACAATTAGTCGAAAGACAGCAATATGAAATGCAACAAAAGTGGAATGAAGAACTACAGAAACAGCAAGAAGTTATAGCTCAAAGATTACCTGAACTAACCGATCCAGAAAAAGGACCAAAACTTAAATCAAGTATTAAGTCATTTGCTCTTAAAAAAGGATTTACAGAACAGGAAGTTGACAGTTTAATTGATGCTAGATCAGTAGATGTACTTCACAAAGCTATGATGTATGAATCGCTTTTAGAAGCTAAGATTAGCAAGAAGAAAGCAAAGATTGTTCCTAAGATGCAAAAACCAGGTACACCTAGTACCAAAACTGAAGTTAATAGTGAAAAGGTAAAGCAAACACGAGCAAGACTTAAAAGGACAGGTAGAGTTGATGATGCAGCAGCAGTAATCAAATCTTTAATGTCATAAGTCTAATACTAACTTTTAACACAAAGGTGTAATAATGGCACAAGCAACAAATACATTTGAAACGTATGATGCTGTGGGTAACAGAGAAGATTTACAGAACGTAATCTATAACATCTCTCCAACAGATACACCATTCATGTCTTCAATTGGTTCAGGTAATGCTGAATCTACAAAGCACGAATGGCAAACTGACTCACTAGCTTCAGCAGCTTCAAATGCTCAAATAGAGGGAGATGATTCTCCAAGTGCTGCGTTATCTGCAACTTCTCGTGTTTTCAACTATACACAGATTTCTTACAAACCTGTTATGGTCTCTGGAACACAAGAAGCAGTAAATCACGCAGGTAGAGATTCTGAACTAGCTTATCAAATAGCAAAAGCTGGTAAAGAACTCAAAAGAGACATGGAACTAGACCTTACAGGTAAAAACGCAGCTACAGCAGGTTCTGGAAACGGAGCTTCTGCTCGTAAATCTGCAGGTTTTGAGTCTTGGACAACAACAAACAACACTTATGGTGCAGGTGGAGGAAACTCTAGTGGTACTGTAACAGATGGTACACAAAGGGTTCTTACAGAAGCTATCTTAAAAGGTGAGTTAAAATCTTGCTTTGATAATGGTGGCGACCCTGACCTACTATTAGTTGGTTCATTCAACAAACAAAAAGTATCTGGTTTTACAGGTAACTCAACTCGTATGGACATGGCAGAAGATAGAAGCTTAGTAGCTACTATTGATGTTTATGTTTCTGACTTCGGTGAAGTAAGAGTTGTAGCTGACAGATTCCTACGTTCTTCTGGTAGAAGTGCGTTGGTTGTTGATACAGAAATGTTTGCGACTGGTTTCTTGAGACCTTTCCAAACACAAGAACTAGCAAAAACTGGTGATGCTGAAAAACGCTTACTACTCGCTGAGTGGACACTCGTTGCTAAAAATGAAGCATCTTCAGCTACTATTGCTGACTTGACAACTTCATAAAAAATATTTTTCATGTAACTTTCTCATCATGAAAGGGGCAGGTTTTTCTCATATTGTTTTCCTGCCCCACCCAAGATACTGATTAATAATGACCTTGAAGAACGTATCGCTTCGGAACGAGGGTTATTAACTAGGAGACTTTAATGAGAACATTAAATGATTATTTTGTAACAGCAGAGATAGAAGACGTATCTAATGCATCTAGTACATTCGTTGCTATCCCAGATGGTGGACGAGTAGTTAAAATTATATCTGAACTACAAGGTGCTATTAGTGGTGGTAATGCTGCAGTTTCTTTTGAAATCGGTGGCACAGCTATTACTAATGGCGGTATTACAGTTGCCCACTCAGGTTCAGCAGCAGGTGATGTAGATACATCAGTTCCTACAGCAGCTAACTCAGTTGAAGAAGACGGAACTATTGAAATGATAACAGATGGTGGTTCTACAGGAACAGCTAAATTATTAGTAACATTTGTAATTAGGAGATAAGCATGTCAAGAATGAGAGTAACAAATACTATCGTAAGAGGTGTTACTGCTACATCTCAACAGTCTACAGCTACTGATGCAAATACTGAGTATGTCAGAATCGTATCTGATACAGATGGAGTTCATATAGCTTTTGGTGCATCACCAACAGCAACAACAAGTACAACAATACTTGGTGCATATGACCCTGAAATATTTAAGATTGATGGTGGCATGAAAGTCGCTGCAATACTTGCAAGTGGAACAGGTAATATTTATATAGATGAGTTAAGTGAATGAAACGTAAGATAGGACAAAATCAGATATTTCATTATCATAATCCTACTGGCGAGTTCGCTATAGAACACATCGAAAACATACAACCCCTTATTGATTCTAATAAGAAATTACAGAACGAAGATCATCATAAAGCAGATGAGTTTAGACTCTCTGCTCGTATTCCTATGACTGTAGTTTATGAATGGAAAAGACTATTTGGGGTTGATTTATTTAATAAAGACCACAAAGAAGCAGTAAAAAAACTTATTAACAGTCCTGATTACAGGTATCTAAAGACAACCAATAGGCGAATATAATGGCAATAACGAATTACTCAGAACTTAAATCAGCTATCGCTGACTGGTTAGATAGAACAGATTTAACTGACCAAATACCTGATTTTATTACACTAGCAGAAGCTAGACATAAAAGAGATTTTAAACTTAGAAGAATGGAAACAAGGGTTACAGCAAATACTATAGCTGATACCGAGTATTATACATTGCCTGATAATTATGTTGCTATGCGTAATATACAACTAAATACTGATCCTAAAACACCTTTAGAATATTTAACACCTGAACAAATGGACAGAATTTATGCAGGAAGCAATAAAGGCAAACCTAAAGCATACAGTATCATTGGTAATGATATACAGCTAAGACCACTACCTGATAGTGTATACGAAATAGAAATATTATATTTTAAACATTTTGCCGCATTATCAGATTCAGCACCTACTAATGAAATGCTAACTAACCATCCTGATGCTTATCTTTATGGAGCATTGGTTGAAGCAGAACCTTATTTACAAAACGACAAAAGATTACAAACATGGTCTAGTCTTTATGATAGAGCAAAACAAGATATAATAAGTTCTAATGAAAGAGATAGACACTCAGGTGTAGCACCAACAACAAGAATTGATTACGGATTATATTAATGACAGTTTGGGCAGAACAATCCACAACTAGCACAAATTGGGATTTAGCAGGTACATTTTTATTTAAAACAGAAGATGATTTGTTTTTTTTAGCAACAGAAGATAACAATACTTTGCAGCAAGAAAACATACCAGTAATAACAGTTGATGATTGGACAGTACAATCGACAACAGCAACCACATGGACATAAATGGCAAATAAGAAATTTTCAGAATTAACAGAAGTTACCACCCCGAATAGTGCATCTATATTTGCTACAGCTTACGATGGGGATAACTTTAAAGTTACACTAACAAACATAGCTGCAAACATGCCGTCTATCACTACAAGTGGCACAGTTACAGGTACAACATTTATAGGTAATGTAACAGGTAATGTTACAGGATCAGTTACAGGTAATGCAGATACAGCTACAGCACTAGCTACAGGTCGTACCATAGGTATGACAGGTGATGTTACTTGGACTTCAGCATCTTTTGATGGTACAGGTAAT